AAATTCAAAATTTACCATTACATATTGGTATTTATTTACCCTCAGTTGGTGATATATGTGAGGACGCTAGCCTGTTGGGTTTCCTGACCGACCAAATCCAAGCGAGCTTAATCCAAGTACCTCGTCTCAAATTGAGTGTCAAGTGAATAAGCATAGTGACCCCATCGTTTCAGGGTAGTTGACGGCTATTAATAGACATATTACAAACGCTTCTCTTTATTTATCACCAACATGGGATGTAATGTTTATGCGTGAGCTACGGCCGCATTGTAAAATTAGTGGTTTTGAATTTCTATTCTTCGGAATATACAAGGTTTAAAAGACCAACATTTGGGTTAAAAATTTTTAAACCTTACTATCTTTAACTAGTAACTCGAACTCGATTTATATTCAGATTTTAAATATCAAGTTGTTGTGTTTTCTGATCATCATTAAGTGACCGTCATGGGTGATATATTAGGCGCAGTTTATGATTTAGGGCACAGACCTTACCTAGCACGGCGTACGGTTTATGAGGATCGTTTGATTCTTAGCACACATGGTAATGTCTGTCGGGCTATTAACTTGTTAACTCACGATAATCGTACTACACTGGTGTATCACAATAATACTAAACGCATAAGGTTTCGTGGATTATTGTGTGCTTATCGTGTGCCTTATTGTGGGTTTCGTGCCTTATGTAGAGTAATGTTATGTTCTCTACCTCGTTTGTGTGACATCCCTATCAATGGATCTCGCGACTTTGTTGCAGATCCTACCAGACTCGACAGCTCTGTTAATGAGTTGCTGGTTTCTAATGGTCTCGTCACCCACTATGATCGTGTTCATAATGTTCCCATACACACTGATGGTTTTGAAGTTGTAGATTTTACGACTGTCTTTCGTGGTCCTGGAAATTTTCTTTTGCCTAATGCAACAAATTTCCCTCGGTCAACCACAACCGATCAGGTTTACATGGTGTGTTTGGTAAACACGGTTAATTGTGTGTTACGTTTTGAGTCCGAACTTGTAGTGTGGGTTCACTCTGGTTTGTATGCAGGTGATGTTTTAGATGTGGATAATAATGTTATTCAAGCCCCTGACGGTGTTGATGATAATGATTAGAGTTATCACAATTTCAACAACACACTTATTGGTGTGTTGTTCTGTTACACCATTTGAAAGTTTAATAATTGTCTCAATTCGATTGTTGATCTGGTTGGGACAATTATTTTATTTTCTTTTGGTGTAATCGTCCGAAGACGTTAAACTACACGTGATTTCACGGTGTTCGGTGAGAAGATTGTTTAACGGTGTTACGTTGTGTACCTTTAAGCCTTCTTCTCTTTTTACCACATGTGATGATTGTAGCCTGTGGGTTGTTATGTGGACAATTATGGTTACTTATTTGTAAACGATAAAGAGTGTGCGGTAGCCGACTTTATGCGAGTGGGAGTAGTTGTGTTATTACTACTATTCTGGTTCGTATAAAGATCCTTGACGGCGGCATCGTGGGTTCCACAGCCGGTTACATGGTGTTCCCGTCCGTTTACGAAGGTTTAACTGTGAGCCTTGTATTTTACGAATACACAGTTTTTATCTTAACAGGCTCGTTCACAAGCCTCCTTTTACATTAAGTTTAAAGGTTTATGTGGACACAAAAATATGGCTTATTGGTTATGCTAAACCTCATATCATGTTATAATATTCGTTTCATATTATAATTAAGGTTAAGATGTACTGACTGGGTGTGAAATGTACCAGTCCTTGTAGGGTTCTTTGTCAGTATATTGAC